GGCTCTTCGCCCCCGCATCGTGCGGCAGCCACATGGTCTGGTAGACGTATTTCTTGGCCTGCAGCTCGGTCATGTAATGGCTGAAAGGCCGCAGATTGTCCTCGAGGTAGTCGATCAGCCGCACCTCGCCGGCAATGTGCTGGGCGAACCAGATCGACGTCAGATCCTGCCACCCCAGGTCGAAATAGACGCTGACCGGGCGCGTGGGGTCATAGGGGACGCGGCCGATGCGGCCCTCTTCGGTGGCCTCCCTGAGTTCCCGGGCGTAGATCGCACCGTCCAGGGTCAGGCGGCACTCGCCCAGATAGACGTGATGGTAGGCGTCCGGGTCTCTGAGACGCAGCGCTTCCATCTCCTCGCGCAGAACCTGGGGGAACCACGGATTGTGGGTATAATTGATCTTGATGACCGTCGCGCCGGGGGGCGGGTTGGCGACAAAGCGCTGGTAGGTCTCGTCGCTGTCCAGCTCGGGGTTGAACGACACGATGATCTCGCTGCCGTCCTTGCGGATGGTCGGGATCAGGATCTCCCAGCTGGCCTTGGTCACATTGCTGGCTTCCTCCACCCACACTTTGTCGATGCCCTCCAGGGACCGGATTTTTCCCGTGTTGTGGCGCAGGCCCTCGAAGAGAAATTCCGATCCGTTGGTCGCGGTGATCGATTTCTCCTGGACGAGGAAGCGATCGCTGAGGCCGTGCTCGGCGATCAGGTCGCTGAGCAGCCGGTGCACCGATTCCCGGATCGAGGACTGAAATTCGCGGCAGCACAGAATGCGGATGGGGGAGGCGGCGGCCTCGAGCAGCAAGTAGGTCGCGATCCCCCAGCTCTTGCCGCCGCCCCGGCCGCCATAGCAGATCTTGTATCTGTTGGGCGCGAACAGCGGCTGCAATGTCTCGGGGAAACGGGCGTTAGGCATGCTTCTTCCGCGAGCGCTTCATCCAATCAAGCGTCTCGACCTCGTGCATCGACCAGTTGGACTCCCAGACCTCCCTTGCCGGCATCTCCCCGATCGCCAAAAGCTTCTGGCGCGCGAAGGTCCGCATGCCAAGCTTTACCGGGTCCGGGGGCGCGTTAGGCACGCGACTTCACCGGTTGGCGGCCGGCACATTCGACCAGGGCCGCCCGGCGTTCGGCATACTCAACCAGCGCCGCCAGCGTCTCGGGCGTCAGCCCGATCAGGCAGCAGCCGACCCACCGATCCGTCAGCCAAATGTCCCGCTCGGCATAGTCGCCGGCATAGACCCCGTCGCCCAGATGGGTCCATCCCGCCGGGTCCCAGCGCCGCCTGCGGCCCCGCCTGCGATCACCCAGCCCGACCAAGGCCGCGCGCAGGCAGCGCAGCTCGTGCAGCCGCTTTCCTTGGGGCCCGCGGCCCCGGTAGGCCTCGAGGTGCGCGACGCGCTCCCGCAAGGCGGCGATCTGCTCGAGACGGTTCGGTGGCTTTAGGTGAGCCGGGCGGGCTGCTGGCTCAGGCGGCGGATATCGGCCCGCGATATCGTCAACCCCAGCATCGAGGGTCATCTGCCACAACCGCCCGGGGTCCTTCACCGCCATGCAATGGCCCCTCCCCCAGAAAAGCGTGGGGCCCATAGATGCCACAGGATGGCCGCCAGACGCAAGGAAGGGGGGCTGGGCTCCTAGGGTACCCGGAAGGGCGTTTCCCCCCTCTGGCGGTCAGCGGCAACCGGCGCTAGGGGCATCCCGGGCGGCGTAGGACACCCAGCGGACCCGTCGGGCCGGGGTGATGGCGTTTTCCGCGATCGTCCAGCGCGCCATCGGCAGCCCGGCCCCGACCAGGATGCGGGCCCCTTCGTCGGGGTGCTGGTGCACCAGGATCACGCGTCGCCCTCGTCGACGTAGTAGTTCTCCTGGCCCTCGCCCGCACCCCCTCGACCGGCCGGCCCTCGTCGTTCTCCAGCTCGTCCTCCTCGATCGCGCAGAGTATGCGGGCCATCAGTGCGGCGTGCCCTCTTGCAGCGCCTCGATCGCGGCGGCGCGAAATTCCGGCGGCAGCTGGTCGAGGCAGACGGCAAGGCATTTCAGCAGGACAAGGGCGGCATCGTCGTATGCCTCCCCATCCAGGGCGTGAACGACCCGGTCCTCGAGGCTCATCACCGCGACACGCTGTAGTAGCCCAGCTGGTAGTCGGCGTGGCCGTAGCGGCCCAGCGGGCCGGCGGTGCGGGCCCCGTAATGCGGCACGCAGCACGCGTCGGCGGCATGCGGCTCCTCGCAGACCGGGCAGCGGCGCGTAGCAGCTACGGGCGACCTGCTACGGGTTGATGTCATTGCGTTCCCCCTGGTAGCGAAGCTCCGGGTCGAGCTGGTCACGCGCATCCCAGGCGAGCTTCTTCCTCCCCCACGAGCTGCGCCCCCGGTCGCGGCCGCTGCAGGTCAGCGAGCAAAACCGGCGCCGCCAATACTGCGCCGGCTTCTCCCCCGGGCGACGCACCAGCACCTTGCCGCAGGTGCGGCACCAGCGGGTCGTCGCCAGCTCGGCCGGGGTTATGCGGCTGGGGCGGCCGCGGCTCATGGGTCGCAAGGCCTAACCGGCCAGTCGGCCAGCCGCTTGAGATCGCGGATCTCGTCCCGCGTCCAGCCGGCGGCTCAACCGCCACTCGTCCTGGGTGACCGGGGCGCGGAACAGCCCCTCGAACAGCTGGTCGGCCACGCTCGGGGGCCGGGCCAACATGCCCGCTGGGCCGCGTCTCATGGGCAAGCCTCGGGGCCGCCGTCGTGCACCCGGCCGCACCAGCTGCAGGGCGCCTCGGCGGGTCGCTCGCGATGCAGCCAAACGCCGGGCGCAATCTCCTCGGGCTCGCACCAGCAGTCGGCGCTGCTGGCGTGGTCTGGAGGCGCGAAAGAGGTGTCTCGGCCGCGGCTCATGTCTTGAGCTTGCGGCGCACCCGCCGCGGGCCGGCGTAATGCACGCCAGGGTACGGGTTGAGGTGCGCCGCGTTGGTATCGTCCCAGGCGTCTCGCAGCGGATCGATCAGGGCCTCCTGCACCGCCCCCGCCACGTCCAGGTAGCGGTCGATGTACGGCGCGCGGTGAACCAGCCGCGCCACCGCGGACAGGTTGTCCTGCGCCACTTTCAGCAGCTCGGCGGCATGCTGGTGCTCGTCCGCGGTCAGGTGGCCAAGCTTCAGCGGCGGCATGGCCGTCTCATTCGGGGCAATCCTGCGGTATGTCGGCCAGCCGCTCCCAGCCTTCGGGATGATCCTTAAACCTCCAATGATGCAGCCACACGCTGCCGTCGTCGCACAATGCGAACAGCGCGTCGCCCTCGTCGACGTCTTCCTCGGGCCAGTGGGTGGCGGCAAGCTGCACGATCTTACGTCTCATTCGGGTATACCGCAGGCAGACGTCGCGATGAGACACTTTTCGCGTCTCATGAGGGTTGGTTTTGATTGCGAGACGCCTCCAAAGCGGCGGGTCTAGAGGCTAACGAGACAAGACCCTTTAGCAGCAGGTCCCGCAGCAGCTTGGCCTTCAGCTCGGGCATTCGCTCTGTCCAGCGGGCGCGCAGGGCCGCCGCAGTCTCTGGCGGCGGCCGCGGGAGACTCACGGCACGCGTTCTGGCCAACGGGATGCCGTAATACCGCACCGCGTTTTGCACCTGCTTGTAGGTCAGCCCCAGCGATCGCGCCACCTCAACCGTCGTCGAGCCATCCCTGGCAGCCGCCCGCAGAACCTCGAGCCGGTCCGGGGGCCAGAGGATAGCCCTCATGGCACGCCTTCCGGAGAGGCGCGGCGCACAAGGCCGCCGGCGATCTGCCCGGCCAGCCGAAACCTGAGGTTCTCGCTAATCTTGCGGCGCACCAACCGCGGGCCGCCGTAAGGGTAGGTCAATGGCACGAAGGCGGGGTTCATGGCTGGGTTTGCGAATCGGGCTCGTGATCGATCGTCGCAAACGGCCGCTCGATAATCCTGGGCGCAACAGGCGGCAGCTGATCCTGCTTGAAGCTCACGACCGAGCCATCGGCCGCGACGAACTCGACGCGCAGCGAGGTGACCCCAGTCTCGGCGTCGAGCGCCCGCCGCGCGGCGCTGTCGCCTTTCGGCATCCCGTTGGCCAAAATTATCTCGACGGCGCGCAGCCGATACGCCGGCAGCGCATCCTCGTCGCGCATGACGCGGGCGCAGAACGAAACGGCCTCGGGGCAGAGTTTCCGCGCCATTCGCAGCGCTTTATCGACCGCAGCCGAGCGTCGCGAGGTGGCCGGCATATGCCCTTTTGGCCAGGGCGCAACGAGGTGTTCTCGAGCCATCTAGGTGCGAACTGACCGCAATTTCCGGGCCCCAAAAATACGCCATTTCGCATCAATTTCGAGAGGTTTTACGCTTCTTCGCCAAGCGCTGCGCGCGCTGCCGCTCCAGCCCGGCTTTGGCTTCTGCCGTCGCCGCGATTCGGACATCGCGCTGCAGTTCGAACTCGAGCCGGCGCGCGTCGAGTTCGTTCCGCTGCTCGTAGGCCGCGATGGCGCGCCCGAGCAGCTCGTTGGTGGCGCGCCACAGGAACAGCATCTCCTGGGTCATCGAACCCCTCGAAAATCGATTTTCGCGTAGCCCTACCTCCCCCCCCTTTAGGGGGGGGTAGAGGGTAAGAGGCCGTAGCACCTCTGTGAAACCCCTCAGACTTCGGGGTTCCCAGAGGCTAGGCCGTAGCACTGCTACTGCTTGAAAACATTGAAGAAAACCCCGATTTTTGATCGCGCCGTAGCATGCTACGAAGCAGTGCTACGATTCAGCCCGTTTTGCGGCTCTTGCCGTAGCACCTTCCGTAGCAGCTACGGCGGCCTGCAACGGCTCCGCCGCGAGCACCTCTTCCCCGGCCTTGGTGATCGTCCATTTATTGCGGAATTGTTTGATCAGCCCGTCCCGCTTCAGCTTTGCGACGGTGCGCTGAGCCTTCCACTTTTCCGCCACCCCGGCCTCGTTGATCCAGCCGCAGGCAGTCGCGATCTGCGCCAGCGAGATATCCGGCGTTCGGTTGAGGTGCACCAGCACCGCGTCCTCGTTGGCGATTGCCTGGGCGGCGTGGTTTGCCGCCTCGAAATCATCGATCGGCTCGGCGACGATGGTCGTGTCCGGCCGACCTCGCTTGTCCTTGAGCCCCGTCTCCACGAGCCGGTACTTGAAGGTGATCGGGTCGAAATTCGGGCCCCGGATCTTCCCCTGCCAGTGCAGCTGCGTCATCTCCCCGAGGTTCTCGCTCCACAGCACGAGGTTGCCGTCCAATTCGTTCAGAAACGCGCCGCCGCCGCGCGGCAGCAGGTTATCCCGTGCCGCGTTCTTGACCGGGTGCGACAGCACCAACACCGCGGGATTGCCGGGCAATTCGGTCAATGACCGCAGCGCCCGGCCGTACCCTGCGGCCTGGACATTGTCGTTCTCGTCGTCGCCCGGGAAAAAGCTCGCCGCCGTATCGCCGACGATCAGTCCCCATGGTATGTCCATCGCCCGGCATTCGGCCTTGAGCCGCTCCAGCTCCTCCTCGGTCATCGGAAAGGCTTCCGGCAACACATAGGGCAGCTCCCGCAGACCCAGCTCCCGCATGGTCCCAAGCATGCGGCCCTGCAGATCGGTGGGGTTTTCGCCCGCGAGGTACAGCGTCGGGGCCCGATCCACGCTGAGCCCGGCGACCGCTCGTCCGGCCTGGACCATGCAGGCATTGTGCAGCCAGACCGCGGTCTTGCCGTGGTTGGTCAGAGAGGTGCAGGCATACAGCCGGCCGCGCTGCAACACCCCGTCGATCAGCCAGTTCGGCACCTCGTACCCCCCCGCAAAAACCGTCCCGCTCCGCAACCGGGCCACCCCCCGCGGCGGCTCGGCCTCGCGATAGAGCCGCTCGAGCCCCGCCGCGTCCCCGCCACGCAGCAGCCAATCCGAGACGTCCTCGCCCTCCCCCAGCCCCGGCAGCACCACGGTGCGCACCGAGCGCGCCACCCCGGCCAGCGCAGCGGCGATCGCCGCCATGTGGCTCAGCCCAACTTCGTCATTGTCCGGCAATAGCGCGACTGCGCGCCCGCGCAGCGCCTCGCTGTAGCTCGGCAGCCACTTGCCGCGCCCGGCGCCCATCGGGTTGGTCGTCGCGGCCAGCCCGCAGCGCCGCAGATTGTCGACGTCCTTCTCGCCCTCCGCGACCCAGACGATCTCGTCCCCGGAGGCCAGCAATTCGGGCAGCCGGTACAGCACCCGCGTGACCCCGGCGAGATCGGGGATCCAGCCGCCGGTCCCGTTCGGCCGGCGTTGAAAGAAGCGGTGACCGGGTAGCCGCACGACCTCGAACAGCAGCTCACCGTCCGCGCCGCGGTACTCGTAGGTCGTCTGCGGCCTGTCCCTGGGGGGAGGTTCGTCGTCCCGCGGCAGGGGCTCGTCGGCCAGCCGGTAGAGCGCAACCCAGCCGCCGCCCGTCCCCGTCTCGTGGTCGGCCCAGACCCGTTTCTGCAGGTCTAGGGCCTTGGAACCCTTTGTTCCAAACCGGATTCTTGTGCCGTTACTGAGCGGGACGTTGGGCGGGCCCCAAACTTTCGAAGCCACCCGGATAAGCTCATCCCGCGTCGGTTCCACATGCGTTACCCCGGCAAAAATGTCGCAGTACGAAAACACGCACGGTGTTTTCGCTTGCGTAATGCGGCCGGGACAGGATCATCTAGGGTGTCTCTCCTAGATTAACCCTATCCCAACCAAGCAAAGGGCCCCCTGGCAGGGGCCTTTTGTATGCTTAACCTATGTTTGTTCTGCGCGCGAGCCCCCGGTGTTTGCGCAGCGCAACGCTGCTAGAGCGTGCCTGTTTTTACAGCACGACGGCGAGGTATCTCCCAGCCATCGAGCAGCACCAGCACCTCATGTGACGATCGTGCGACTCCATAGCGGGCGTCCGCAAGTAGAATGCTGGTGCCGACCCTCTCCTGCGCTGGCGAAAGCAAACCATCCTGGGCCTTTAGCTCCACAAAAAAAGCGCGGCCGACATACAGCACGACGATATCGGGAATGCCGGCAATAACCCCGCGCGCGGTCCGCAGCCCCGGCACGCTGCCGGCATAGGCCGCGATGTCGATGCTCCACCAGACCACCCCCTCGCGGCTGACGTGACCCGGCGCCGCGATCTCGAGCCGCAGCACCTGGGCCACCTCCCGGTGCAGCACCGGCTCGCGCACGATCGGCGCAGAAAGCTTGAAGCGCGCCGGTTTGCGCCGGGCTGCGGCCGCTACCATCACGCCTCTCCCGGCGGCAGCCCGCCATTGCCGTGCATCCGGAACCAGCCCTCTTCGCTGCCCCACGGCGGCGCCCACAGATCGGGCCGGATCCAGTAGCGCGGCAGCCCGGTCAGTCGCTCGATTTCATGCACCCGCTCAGGCGGCACCTGTCGCCATCCCGATATCGTTGAGACGTGTATTCCCAACCGCGGCGCTAACCACGACATCAAGCCTCGATGGGCCCTTATCAGGTGAATACCGTAGATCACGCATCCACCTCCCCGATCCAATCTTGAAACTTCGGTAAGACCCGAATTTGAATGTTCATTCATACCAAAATTTGCCATGGCTGTTCAGCTTTTGTTGCATTGCCACCATGGCCAAATACTACCCCCGAATGCTAAACTTCGGGCCTGGATTTGGAGCTATTCCATGGCCCTGACCGAGGCGCAAAGAGAAGCCCGCCGCGGCAAAATAGGGGCATCATTCGCGCCGGCTTTACTGGCAGGAAACCAGTCGCGCATCGTCGAGGAGTGGCTGCGGCTGACAGAGCACCCGGCCTATGTCGAGACCGATCTGTCAGAGGTCTGGGCACCGTCGTTTGGGGGCTGGATCGAACCCTTTGCGCTTGACTGGCATGAGCGGAAAACGGGTCACACGTTAGACCGTAGGGGCGAGTGGGTGTCTCACCCAACTTTGCCCTATATCGGCTGCACACTAGACGCCTATCGCCCGGCCGACGCCACCGTGCTGGACGTCAAGGCGCCGGGGCATCATCGGCTGCTCGACGACGTCCTGGCCTATTACGCGGCGCAGATGGTCGTGCAGCGGGCCTGCACGGGTGCAACCCATGCCGCGCTCTTGGTCGTCCACGGCGGTGCCGAGCCGCGGGAATACGCGCTGCGCTGGACACCGGAATACGAGCGCGAGGTCTGGGACCGCATCGCGTGGTTCTGGGGCCGGGTCGAGAGTTTGCAGCCGCCGGGCCCGCTGCCGGGAAGCACGGTGCCGGTCGAAGCGGTCCGCATCATCGATATGCAGGGCAACAACGCCTGGGGCTCGGCCGCCGATGCGTGGCTGCAGCACCGCTGCGCGGCCAGGGCCTGCGAGACCGCGGCCAAGAGCCTGCGGGCCCTCGTCGAGGCGGATGTCCGCGAGGCCTACGGGCACGGTGTGCGGATCGCCCGCGACCGCGCCGGCCGCTTGCTACTGAAGGAGGATGCCGCATGAACGACATGACGATTCATCGCGCCGAGCGCGCCGAGGCGGCAGCCCGGCAGGTGCTGTCGCGGTTTACCCCGGAACAGGTTGACCTGATCAAAAGGACGATCTGCCGCGGCGCCACCGACGACGAGCTGCAGCTCTTTTTGTACCAGTGCGGCCGGACTGGCCTCGACCCCTTCGCCCGCCAGATATTCAGCGTCGAGCGTCGCGAACGCCGGGACGATCAATGGGTCACCGTCCGCTCGACCCAGGTCAGTATCGACGGCTTCCGGCTGATTGCGGAGAGGTCCGGCCAATATGCCGGCCAGACCGGCCCCGAATGGTGCGGGCCTGATGGGGTTTGGCACGACGTTTGGGTGAAAGCCACGCCCCCGGCCGCGGCCCGGGTCGGGGTGTTGCGGCGCGATTTTGCCGAGCCCTGTTATGGCATCGCCCGGCACGACGCCTATGCGCAGCGCAACCGCAACGGCGAGCCGACCAGCATGTGGGCCCGGATGGGCGACGTGATGATCGCCAAATGCGCGGAGAGCCTCGCCCTGCGCCGCGCATTCCCGCAGGATCTGGCCGGGCTCTATACCGACTCCGAGATGCCGGCCGCCGATGCGCCGCCACCGGCATACGCACAACCCCGTATCCCGCCGCACGATCCCGAAACCGGCGAGGTTGAGGTCGAGCGGCTGAAGCCGCAGGCAATGCCGCACCCGGATTCACCCGGCGGCTGGGTCGGTTGGGGCAGCGCGTTTGTCGCGCAACTGCAGCTGGTCGACACGATCGCCGATCTCAACAACTGGGTGACCTGGAACCAGACGGCGCTCGATGCCTGCGCCGCTCAGTCGCCCAAGGTCTACCAGCGCCTCACGGTCAACATCGCTCGCGTGGAGGAACGGCTCGAGGCCGCCGTGCCCGAGGCCCTGCCCGATTACATCGAAGCGGAGCCGGTGGCATGACCCCGGCCCAGGATCTGCTGCGCCGCCGGATCCTGCGCATGGCCGGGCTCGACCCGGACGGCAAGCCGGCGCCGATGCAGCCGCCGCCGCCGCCCAAGGGTGACGCGGCTGCCCGTGCGGCCCGCGACGCGGCCCTGTTGCGGGCACTGCGCCTTCTGTGACACCGCGCTCTATTTCCCAGAACGCGCTCTACTGGCGCACCCTCGAGCGCGTCCTCGAGGCGTACCCGGGCCGCTGGGGTACGCCGCAGGAGCTGCACGCGGCCTTAAAGATCGCCGCCGGATACCACGAGCCGGTGACACTCCTGACCGGGCGGCGCGTGATAGTGCCGCGATCGATCGCCTTTGAAGCGATGACGCAGCCCGAGGCGCAGCAGTTCTACGACGCCGCTTTCCAGATCTTGGCAGACCACGGGCTGCTGCCCCCGGAGGAAGCCGCACCGGGTTAATGGGCGGTGCTTGTCACTTTTTGGGCTCCCAGGTAGCGGCATCCGGTAATGGCTCCGGTGGCTGCTGCGGCCAGGGCGGTACTGGCTGGGTCCACCAGTTGCCCAGCTCCCGCCCATGGCGTGGCTTCGAGGCAGGCGGATCGGCAAGGTTGCTTGGCGGCAGCGTGCCCTCGTCGCGCAGCCAGTGGTAGACGTCGAGAAGCTCGCCGATAGGCTTCGACAGCCAGAACTGCTGCTGATCCGGTGGCAGCCTGTCGATCCTTAGCGTGTAGACCCGCTTACTCGCGCGGGCGAACATCCGGTCATAGTAGAGACAGGCGATCTCCTGCCCCGAGGCGCTGCGCTCGATCACAAAATAGATCGGCTCGCTCATCGAGCGCTCGGGTATTTCCGATAGGGCTCGGGCGGCCTCCCCTCCCGGCTGACATTGTCGAGCGGGCGATAATCGCCGCCGCGGGACCCGGTTTTGCCGCGCGCCGGCCAGCGGTCATTGCGCTGCCGTTCGGCAGTCTCGACGGCGCGTCGGAAGATGTTGGGGCTGCTGTCGGTTGCATCGGCCATCGGTCAATATTCCCTCAAGTTTGGGGGCGGAAAGAGTTAAAATTCGCAACCCCTCCAATCCCCCCGGACGACATCATGCGGGCTCCGCGATATTCCCTTGATAGCGATGTCCTCGCCGAGGTTGGCGAGGCGCTGTTTGGCCCCCACTGGCAAAACTCGCTGGCCCGCGGCCTGGGCGTCTCCTCGATGACGGTGCGCCGCTGGCGCACGCGCCAGAACACGATCCCGGGCCACGCGATCGAAGGCATGGCCGGGCTCCTGGCCAGCCGCGAGGACGAGCTGTCCCTGACCCGCCAGCGTTTGGCCGCCGCAGCGACCGCCGGCTAGGGCGTTTCGCCGACCAATACCGCGAGCCGCGGTTTTAGCGCCGCCATCGTCGCCTCGAGCGCGGCCAGCCGCTCCTCGACACTCTTCGGCCGCTCTTCTCTCTGCTCTGCCGCCGGGGCGGCCTCGGACCGCTCCTCTGGCGCGTCGTCAGTGCGTCTCATTTCGTCCTCCGTGTTGCTGTGGGCATTGGTTGAATACCGGCTTTTATTGTATCAAGTTCCGCCTTTAGTTCTTTCACGCAGTTAATCAGCGCAAACAAAACCGGCGATTGATCGAAGGTGCGGTATTCCTCGCCTTTGTCGCCTTCGTCCTCGCCCATTGCCGGTCGCGCTCCAAGCACAGCGCGGCCGACCGCTTCCGGCATGACGGTTTCAACATCGTCCGCGATCAGCCCGTGGAATGTCTGGTCTGTCGGCAGACCGGCCTTGCCATTGTATTTGTATGTCACGGGTTGCAGTTGGACTATCGCGTCAAGCCCCGTGGTATAGGCAGCAATGCTCTCGCGGGCTTTTAGTTGCATATCACTTGGCGCTACCCAGCTGCCGCCGCCCGGTTTGATCGCGTTGGTGCCGGCAATCGTCAAATCGCCCGTGTTCGCGACCGTGTGAAGGGCAATGCCAGGGTTGCTGTAGATAATCGAACTGGCCCCCGCACCGGGCGGTAGTTGTAAACTGATCGAGGTATTGTTGGCAGCAATCCGCCCCGCATTTGGCGATGCTCCTCCCATGTACATAATGCCAAGGCCGCCAGCAGCCCCAAGAACGATGTTGCCGCCGTCAACCGTCACGTTGCCGCTAAACGCCGCGGCGCCGGTTGCGCGGTTAATTACCAAAGGATTACTTATCCACGCACCGCTGTCATTATATCGGGCGATATAAAGGTCGCTGCCGACATTTGATCCTGTCTCGGCAGCCTGACTGCCTAGAGCCACAGACCATCGCGTTGAACCGCCCCGCTGCCCGATGATCACGCTCTCGTTATTACCAGAAGTGCTGTGATTTATAGTTATGACGCCATTACCCGTTGCTGGTCCCGCCAAGTACAAACTGCCTGTCCCTGGATCGTTAGCGCTAGTGCCGCCGACCACGGCGGATGGGATCAAAACTGTGCCGCTAAACGTCGCGTTGCCGGTCGCGCGGTTAATTGTCAGCGGAAAGTCGATAAAAGTGCCGGCATCGTTGAACCGCGCGAGCCCAAAATTGCTTCCGGCGTTGCCGGTACTCTCCGCTGCCCCGTCGCCTAAATCCAGTTCCCACCGCTGGTTTGTGCCGACATAACCGTTAAGCTGAGCGCGGTTTCCCGCTGCGGGCGCGGTCAGGTTAAGCGCCGCCCAGCCTGACGCTGGCTTAGCGGCTAAACTGGTGGCGGTAATAACGGTGCCAGTGAGAGGGCCGGTCATCGTGTCGCCGGCCTTGCTGACGTAGCTGCCCAGCATCAGGTTGAGCTGCTGCAATGGCACCGGGTTGAGGTTGGCCCCGGCATTGCCGGACAGCAGCAACAGGCCGGTCATCTGGCCCCCGGCTAGCGGCACATAGCTCGACACCGCAGTGTTGACCGTTGCGGTGAGCTGCTGCAGCGGCACGGCCTGCAGCGACAATGTCGCGTTGGCGGCTAGCGTCAGGGAACCGCTCAGAACCCCGCCGGCCAGCGGCAATACGGGTTGCCACGCCACGCTCAGGCCGTTGCGACCATAGAGCTGTCCATCGGTCGGCGCCTCGGGCAGGCCCGCGGCCGCAACGGCGGCATCGAGCTGCTGCTTGGTCACCGCCTGCGTCGGCTGGGTGGCGTTGGCGTTGAGCAGCAACGCCCCCGAGAGCTGTCCGCCGGCCAATTGCAGGTAGCGCGCGTCGGCCTCGGGCAATGTCAGCCCGCCCGCATGCAGCGCGCTGAAATTGCCCTGCGCGGCGCTGAAAACGACGTGGTCGCCGTTATAGACGGTCTGGCCCTGCAGCCCCGGCACCGCGGCGCCGATCACGACGCCCGTGGTCGACACGGTGATTGCGATCCAGGTGTAGCCGTTGACGTGGGTCGACGGCGCCGACAGGTCCGGGGTGTTGGTGTCGAGGTTCCAGGTCCCCTGGTACAACGACACGCTGGCCAGCTGGTTGAGCACCCACTGCGCCGGGGCGGCACCGTTCGGCATCACCGGGATTGCCGGCAGGTTGGTGATGGCGTTGCCGGACATGTTGATCTGGCCCTGCATGGTCCCGCCGGAAATCGGCAGGAACACGCCGGTCTGCTCGTTGATCGGCACCCACTGCCCGACCTGCCGCGCCCAGGTCTGCCCGTTTGGCACGGTCGGCACCTCGGGCACCCCGGCGGTTGCGACCATCGTGTCGACGTAGGCCTTGCTCGCCGCCATCGTGTCCGCGGTCGGCATCAGCGGCGAGAGCATCAGCGGCCCCGACATCGAGCTGCCGGTCAGCAGCACCGCCGACTGCTGCACCGCAGCCTGGGCGGCACCGTCGACATATTGTGGAACTAATGAGGGTAATATGGCCTCCACGGCCTCCTGCACCGCCGGTTCGATCAGCTCGGCGAGCGGCGACTGGACGAAATAGGGCGCCGTGTAGACGAGCCGCGGGATGTCCTTGCTGTTGGGAATGCCGATCAGCGGAATGGCCCCCTGCGGCGCCTGCGGGTTGGGCGTGAGCATGTCTTATTCTCCCGGTGCTGCGGCGGCTGCGGCGTCCTGGCCATTAAGGCTGCCGAGGCCGCGATTGACCTCGGGTTCCTCGATCGGCATGCGGTGCAACTCGCCCTGCAGCCGCGCGATCACCGGGATGCCGAATTTCCCCGGCAGCTCGTAGAGCCCGGCCAAAATTGTGTGCCAATCCGCGGCCGGCAGTGTTACGGTTTGCGACTGTGTCGGATTGCTATCACTGGGCATCGGATGTCCCCGGAAGTGCTCTTTTGCGTCGTGTTTATCGCCGCGTGGTTCGTGATCCCCGCGTTGGTATACGGCCTGATTTTACTCTGCCAGAACTGGCGCGTCGTGCTGCTGCTGCTGGTCCTGGTGCCGGCGGCGTTTATGGTCGGCCATCTGCTGGCAGCGATCCCTACCGGGGCGGCGATCATCGTCGGCTCGCTGATCATGGCCCGCTCAGCGCGCGCACGCCCGCCCCTCCCTCATTAAAGACGCGCCGCAACAGCGCCTCTTTCAGCCCGGCCTGGGCCCTGGCGTTCACCCCGGATAGCACCGACTCTGTGCCGTGCGCCGCGGCGAAACCGGGGATCCCGCCCATAAACCCGCCAAAGGTCCGGCCGATCGTGTGCGCCACCGGACCCGTCAACACATTGAGGTATCGGCCGCCGGCAAAGTTCTCCGCGGTGTTGCTGCCCAGAGCTTTCCCCTTCCCCAGGTTGGCAGTCCGCCGCAGATCGTCGCGCAATGCCTGCAGCCCCTGGAGCTGCTCGTCGCTGACCGACTTGGCGTCGCTGGTCCCCGGCATCAGCCGCCGCCGCTCGATGTCTTTAATCGTCTGATCGAGCTTCGCCAGGGTCGGCGCGCCGCCGCTCGCGTCGGTCAGGTTGCGGCGCAGCAGGTACTCCATCGCGTCGATCGGCCGGGACAATTCGCTGAACCGGTCCATGTAGGCGCGGAAACCCGGCGCCCCGGCCTCGATCGCAGCGTCCAGATGCGGGATGACGTCCTGCAATAGGGACGACGCGGCGCGGGCGTCGCGCTCGGTGCCGCGGGCCAACGGCGACAACGCGTCGGTGATGTTTTTGCGCACGCCGTAGAGCCGCTCGGGGTCTGTCTCGAGGTTGCCGGCGTCGTCGTGAAACGACTCGCGCAGCCGCCGCAGCGGGGTGGCCACCCCTTCGCGCTTGCCCTCCGGTCCGGCCAGCACCCGGTCGATCTCTGCGACCGCAGCTGAGGGGTCGGTCGGCGTCGTGTCGCGAAAGGCCGCCTCGCGCAATTGCGCCGTCTGCGCCGTCCGCGCCGTCTGCAGATGCTCGAGCGTGTCGGGGTCACCGATCAGGCGCCGCGAAAAATCAATGCGGGCCCCGTGCTGCCGCATGTCGAGCTGATCAAAGTGGTTTTTCAGCTCGGGCTCGTTGCGCAGCCAGCGCTCGAGCGCGTTGAGGCCGGCGTTGCCGGTGCGGCCGCCCATCGTGTGCGGGCTGCCGGGGATCAGCTCGCGCATGTCGGCCGAGAGGTTGCCGTTTGCCGCGAGATGCCGGTAGATCTGGTCGGCTCGCGCCTCGACCTGGGCCTGGGTCAGCAGCGGCACGCGCTGCGGCGGCAAGGTATCGATCGCCACCGCGTTGGCGCGTGCCTCCGCGGTCGAGGTGGCGGCATAGGGGCCGGTGGGGTCGGCCGCTTCGCCCAGCGGGTTGAGATGCACCTCGGTTGCTGCGGGGCCTCCCATTGCCCCCCGAGCCGCGCCGGGGATCGGCGAGGAGGGCGGCGGCTCGGGCGTGCCGGGCGGCGGCCTGGGCGGCAATTCCCAGCGCTGCGGCGGCTCCCATGGGGCCAGCCGGTCCTGCAGGCCATAGGGCTGGGTGCGGATCCCCTCGAGGGTTCGCGATGCACCCCACGGCGGCCAGAGCCGCCCACCCCCCACGGCATCGGCAAGAGGGCCTGCGGCCGGCAGGCCCGCCCTGATGGCCGCGCTCGGGAGAGCCCAGGTCAAGGCGGCAAGCGCTGCATCCCGCCCGGTTTCGCCGGTCATAATCGGTAGCCCTTGGGGCGACGGGTCCAGCAGGTTGGCAATCCCCTGCCGCCCGGCCCCGGTCAGCGCGGTCATTCCTCCTGCGGTCGCGCCGCCAGCCACGGGGCCGCCCACGACGTCTGCCAGCAGAGCCGGCCCCATGATCAAAGCGTTCTCTGCCGCTCCCGGCAGCCTCGCGGCGCCGGCCCGCAATAGGTTCTCCGGGCCCCTCGAGGTGGGCGAGCCGGCCTCGAGCGGCACAAACGGCCGCTGGTACGGATTGATCGCGAGAGGGTTTTCCTCCCACGGGGTGCCGGGCGGGCCGGGGCGCGTCTGCGGCTCGTAGTAGGCGCTGACCTTTTCGGGCTCGATGTAGTAGGGCTGCCCGTCCGGCCCGACCGCGGCCATGCGCGGTCCGGCAATGATCTGATCGAGCGGGATCCCCAGCTGACCGGCCGCGACGCGAGCCCGCTGCAGCGGATCGGTCGGCGTATTGATCGCGGCCTGGAACGCGGGCCCGGGGACCCGCCCCTCGGCGATCGCGGTGCCGGTCGCCAATGCGCCCGGGCTGGTCGCGGCAGACATATATTGCTGGCCCGGCGCCGCAGCCTGGGCCGGGGCCTCTGTCTGCTCGTCGACATGCGGCACAAAGGTGAAGGGTTGCGCTGCCGGCGCAGCGGCCGGCGCCGCCGTGGCGCCCCCCTCTTCGTCGACATGCGGCGTGAGGGTAAAGCTGCCGCCGGCAGCAAGCCTCGGCTCGGCGGCCCGGGTCGGGGACGCGGGCGAATAGCGATTTTCCTCGGTGAACGTGTCCGGCACCCGGGCCGGGGTCTTAAAATTCTTGGTGCCGGGCCCGACCCCCCAGGCTGCCGCCAGCTGCGAGTAGCGCGCCATCACGTCGTTGACGTAGGGGCTGCCCGGGTGGCTGCCGTTGTAATCCGCCAGCGCCTGCCGCGTGTCGCCGCGATGCTTGTCTAGGAGGTTCCGCATGTAGTTGGCGGCGCCGTAGACGCTCGAGGTCGGGTCGGCCGGGTTGACGCCGTATTCCTGCGCCGTAGCCGGCATAAACTGCATCAAGCCCTGTGCCCGCTGCCCGCTGCGGGTGACCGGACCGACCGCGGCCGGGTTCTCGCTCGACTCTTCGGCCGCCATTGCCTGCAACAGCAGGGGCGAGACGTTCCACTGGGTTCCCGCTGCCGAGTAGAGCGGGCCGTAGTCGGGCATCTATCGGCCGCCGGGTGGCTTGGTCGGATCGGGAATGACCCCCGCCGCCACCAGCTCGTTAATCGTTGCCTGCAATTGCTTGCCGGCGGGGCTACCGCTGTTGATCTCCTTTGCCAACGGCGCGAGCTTACTGGCCGGCAGATGCTGCAGGATGAAGGCGCGGGGATCGTGGGATGCGGCCCAGTCGGCGCCAAACTGGGCAAAATCGGCCGGTGCGACCTTCCGCCTCTGCGCCTCCGCGTAGACATATTGCTTCATCTCCTCGCCCGCGATCATCGTCTTGAGGATTTCCCTCGCGGCAAGGCCCTGGATCTTGGTTGATGGGTTTGCGGTGACGGCGGCGGCTAGCTTGTCGTTGGTGCCGCTGCCGCCCGGCATGTTGGCGTTGGCAATCTGCTGCAGATATTTCGCCGCCTCGTCGTAATTCGCGGCTTTCCGCTCCGGGTCGATGCCGGCGAATTTCTTCGCCCATTCGGGGCTCCACGTCCCCAACACGCCATTGATGACCTGCAATGTGTCGGTGCCCGGCCCGGTCCTGGCGCCGGCCAGTGCGGACTGCGCTTGCCGCATTTGGAACACCCGGTTTTGGCTGGCCGGCATGTCGGCCGCCGTGGCGTTGTAGGTATCCTCGCCGACCGCGATGATGCGCGGTGACGGCACGGTCGACCCGCCCCGACGCTCGCTCGGCGCGGCACCCGGCGGGGTCATATATCCAGAGGGTTCGGGCGGCATCCCGGCACGAGGGGGACGCGACGCAGCGGGGCCGGGCATGCTCGGCGCCGCCGGCTTGATCTGCACAGGCGGCAAGCCCGGCGCAGCGCCGGGAAAACTGAACGTTCCATCCGGTCCCGGCCGCAATGTGCCGATCCCCGGCGGAACCGGAATGTTGTGGTCTTGATAGTACTCGTAGAGCGTGCCCTCGCGGTGCGCGTGCGTCTTGGGATGCGTCCAGCCGCCGGTCACCGGGGACTGCAGCCGCTCGGTGACGCCGATCGCCTCGCCCGGCGTCGGTCCCATCGGCACCGCGGAGGTCGGGAAGGTCGAACCGCCGGCCGCCCGCGGGTTTGCTTGGTAGGGATTGACGTAAGTGCCGCTGCTATAGGTCCCGTAATTCGGCAGCATCTGCCGGGTGACCTCGATCGCGTGCTGGTTGGCATAAGCCGCGCCCAGCACGAGGTTGCTGGCGTCCCCGGACGCGCCGATCTTGCCGACCTGGGTCTTGATCTGCTCCAAGCGGGCCGGCGGGATAAGACCGGGCGGCATCGTGTCCATCAGATCGAGCACTTGCTGCCCGCTCACCTTCCCGCCGTTGATCACGCTCTGCGTCAGTGGCTGCAGGTAGGACGCGATCGCCCCTTGTTGATCGAGTTTCGCCTGCAGATCCGCCGAGGAGCCGAGGCCCTGTGCCTGCAGCCCCTGCCCGGCCTGCTGCATCGTCGCGCCGAATTTCCAGGCGCCGGGGCCCTGAGACGCGATCGCGTTAAACTTGTTCTGATCAAAATTCCCGTTCGCGTCGATGCTCTGTCGGTAAGCCTCGGCCACCGCATTGTCAGCGCTGTACTGGCGCAATGCGTTGGCGCCCTGGATCGCACGGCCCGCCGTCTCAAACGGGTTCGGCGGGTTCATCAGCTGGTTGATCAAGGCTCCGGTGGAATCAGGCATAAGGGTTGCCCCCGGCTATGCCGCCGTAGTCGACAGAACCGCTGCCTCCCGGCTGCAGCGCGTTGTAGAGCAGGTAATTGCTGAGCCCGCTATTGGCGCCGCCGGCTATCCCCGCGCCCAGCAGGTTGCCCTGGTTCTGCAGCGTCTGCGCGATCTGTCCGCTGCCTATGGTCGAGGCGTTGCTGAAGTTGGTCGCGGTGCCGGTTGCGATCCCCGCGAGGATCTGCATCGGGTTGAGGAGCGCGTTATTCATCAGCTGACCGGACGCGACACCGAGGTTCGTTAAGTTGCTGCCGATGTTGCTGTACAGATTGCTCGCGTTCGCCCCCGTTGTTGATTCCAGATTGGCGACCTGATTCCCCAGGTTCTGCCAGACTTGGCCGGTGTTGGCACCCGCGGTGGCCGCGACATTGCCCTGGTTTGCTGCAATATTCGCAAGCAATGTGTTGAGATTGCCGTACTGGGTGGCGATGTTGGCGCCGCCGGTCGACTGGATGTTGCCGATATTGCCGTAAATATTTGCGAGATTTGACGCCAGGGCACCGCCGGCATTCAGCCCCATATTTGCCGTGTTGGCCAATATGTTGTAGCGGTTGTTCTGGTTTGCCCAGTAATTCTGCAGGTATTGATTGCCAAATGTGTTGGCCAATCCCTCCGAATACTGGATCAGACTTTTCCCCAACGGACCCGATCCCTCGGCCCCCAGGCCGCCATAGCCGGACGCGCTGGCCGCGTTGCGCGCCGCCTGCAGCCCCTGGCCCAGCGTGAATTGGTATCCCGGCAATTGCGAAAAATCGGTGAGGCTCGGCATCGCCCCCAGCGCCCCGCTGCCGATCTCGCTGGCCAATTGCCCCGCGACCCCCTGGCCTGCGCTGACAAAGGGCTGCAGCGCTCCCCTGACATCCCCGGCCGCGCCCAGGAGATAGTTGGTGCCGCGGTTGACCCCGCCGAGGATCGCGTCGATGGCGTTGCCGCCATAGCCGCGGGCCTCTTGCGCGGCACCGCTTAGGTAGTCGATCGCGCGGTCTGCCCCGCCCCTGATGTCGCTGACCGCCTGCGGCGCGTAGCCGGTCAGCGCGTTAAATGCGTTCTGCGCCCCGCCGTAGAGCGCATTTGAGGCGGTCTCCCCGTAGACTCGCAGCTGCTCCTCGGCCCGGGCGCGCATCTCGTCGACCGAACCGACCATGCGGTTCTGCAGGTCGCCCGTCACCGGCACCGACAGCCGCAGCAGATCCTGCTGGTAGCGCAGGTTGTTGGCCTGCGAGCGGGCCTGCATCGCCGCGGCGTTGCCGGCCGCGTTGCTGCTGATCAGCGAGCCGCCGAGCCCCGCGACTGCGCTACCGATGCCGACTGCTGCCGCGACCATGTCAGTCCCCCGTCAGCATCTTGCTGAACCATGTTTCGACCGGCCGATAGCCCAGCCGCAGAAAGAGGCGCGAGCTGTCGCGGTGCAGCTTGCTGCCGCAATAGACCCGTTTCACGCCGCGACGCTTCAGCTCTTTCTCGTGCGCGCGGAACATCCGCACCCCGCCGTAGCGGCCCCGCACCTCGGGCGCCAGCCAGAAGATGTCCATGCGCGCCTCGTAGCAGTCGGCGTAATGCAGGCCATGGGTCAGCACCATGATGCTGTAGCCGACCAACCGGCTGCGCTCCCGCACCGCCAGCGTCGAGAGACACCCCTGACACTCGAGGTCCCAATAGCGGCCCCAGTCGGGGCTGAGCGGCACCTCGTCCTGGTCGAGCGCCAGCTCCTCCCAGTGACGCTGCAGCATGCCGGTATCGCGCGCCTCCCGCAGCACGTCGACGGTGCACTCGACATGCATCGAGAGGTGTTCCATCTCAGCCTGCTTCGGAATTGCGCGGTTTTGGTCCCTGCGGACCGCGAGCAGCGGTGAGCGGTTGACCTTTCCGCTGGCGGTCATAAATCGTGCTGACCGATACCCCGACTTTTGCCGCCCATTGCTTGGCCGTCATCACGCGACCGTCAACTGTCAAATCATGACGGGGTGCCGGCGGCGTTACAGGATCTGAAAAGGCTTCAGCAACCGAACGGCCCCGATTAAGGCGGCTCCATACGGTGCCAACTTTAAGACCCAGCACCTCACACCATTCGGCCAAGCACTTAGTCTCGTCCTTATACGTTAAGAGCAGATTTGAGCGTCGATTGCGTTGCTGCAGCGCCATTGAAATAAAACGGCAGTTTTCCGGCGAATACGGCCCATTAGAATCGATGCGGTCGAGCGACAGTGTCGCGTGTCCTTCTTGTTTTTCTGCCCACTTAACAAAAGCCATCGGGTTATCCCGCCATTCGGGGCAGACAGTGATGCCTCGTCCCCCATATATTGAATAACTGTCGACAGTTGGCGTATAGCAACGCTGCACCATATTTTTCCACATACGGTAAAGACGTATGTTTCTTTTGGCGGCGCCGTGAGTTTCGTACATCAACTATCCGGTCCTAATATCAACTAAAAGGTGTACTCTATCATCAAAACTGTGGTTTTCGGCCGAGTGCAGCTCGCGGTGGTTGAACCACCAGACGGTGTCGCTCGCCATCTGCACCGCCTCGTCACCGCAGTGAAAAAGGCACCCCGGCAACCCCTGCACGCAGACATGCAGGCGCAGCCCGTCCTGCAGTGCATAGGCGCCGTAGTCGTCGGCGTGCGCCAATATCCGGCCGCCGGGCGGCAGCTTGGCGATGATGACCCGGCCCAGGCTGATCCCCTGGAACCGCCGCATCAGGTCAAAGATCGTGGCGTGACACTCAGGCAGCGCCGCCCAGGCCGGGTACTGCACGAGGTCGAGATCGTCCACCAGGGCCTGCGCGTCCGGGTTGCCCTGCCACCTCTCAGGCCGGCTGTAGCGCAGCAATATGTCAGACATGCCGCCAAAGGGGGTGCCGTCAAAGGTCGTGCGATAATTGTGCTGGTCCCACAATTCCGGCCGGCGCTGCAGTGCCATCCGCAGAGGCAGCATGTCGGCCGACCCGATGGGCAGGAAGTTTTTCACGTTTCGGCCCGCGGGATCCCGGCCGCGTCGAGCCGCTGCTCGATCCGCGCGATCGCCAGGAACACGCTAAACAGGAACCGGAAGCTTGCCGGTGTCAGAGCGCCCTCGCGGTCGACAAAAATCTGGGTCGGCGCGATCATCCCCTGCGCCGCGAAATTGTCGTCCGCGACACCGAGCACCTGTCGCCGGTTGATCGCGTGCCCGACCGGCTTATGGGGCCCCATTGAGGCCTCCCTGCATCACCACGTTGCCGTTGGCATCGAACATCCGCCAGTGCGTCGCGCCCGGCGGCATCTCAAATTCGCCGCCACGCACCAGCGTGCGCATCATGTCCTCGGTGACGGGCCGCTGCATGATGCGCTGGCCGGTGGTGGCGGCAAAGCAACCGGCCGGGCGTTCGCCGGAGTAAAACCACACAACCGCCAGGGTGCCGGCGCAGCGGATCGCCTCCCGCTCCAGGGCGCGCTGCAGTGACACGGACCGCTCGACTGCCATCAGGTGCCCTGCTGCAATACATCGATCCAGGCGCCGTTCAGAGCGACCGGACCGGGTTGTGACCATGTCAGCCGGTAGACGCGATCGCGGGCCGACCCGAGGCGCCGCCACTGATACTGGCCGCCGTTGATGTCGTTGACCGTCTGCGGCAAGGGCGTCCCAAAATTGTGGCCATAGTCGTCGCTCCAATCGAGCGTGATCTGGTCCGGCGCAGCCATCTGGGACCCGTCAAACGCCGCGGCAAACCGCGTGTGGGTCAACCGCTTGCCATCGGCCTGGGCGTGCGGCCACGCCCGCTGCCGCACGATCGGGGTGCCGATGTCGGTGTAATTCATCCGGCTCAGCTCGAGGATGCGCGGCGCGCTGCGGTCACCGGCCAGGATGCTGTTCGGGTGAGTGCTGGGGGCGATCGCGCCCCAGCCGGCCATGCAGCGCGGCAGCCAGGGCGTCACCAGATCGCCGTAGGTGCGGTCGTGCCAGTACCCCGAGGAGGTGTCATAAGCCCACCACGCGTTGCCGGTCGGGAAATACAGCCCGACGACCTCGTGCCCGCCGATCTGGTAGGCCATGCCGATCGCGTCGGCCAGGGTGTCGTATTTTGACCACTCGTCCTCGACCGCAAAGGTGCTCACCCGCTTTGCCGCATAGCCTTCACCGCGCATGCACATATTGCGGCCCCAGCGATCCTGGCTCAGCCAGTAGACCGCATTGTCGGCGATCACCGGACTGAACCGGGCGACGCAACCCTGCTGCAGGATGGCATTCGGCATGCGCGAAAAGGCGAATGTCGCACCGCCAGAATTGAACCAAATCTCGGTCGTCGTATTGCCCAGCAGCCACACGTTGTCGTGTAATGCGCAGCACGCCACCAGATCGTCATTCCACCCAAGTTTCGGGGTCGCGTAGGTCGCGTCGAGCGGCAGGAAGGCGCCGGCCGTGCTGGTGTAGAAAGTCGGTGTCCCCGGCTTGTTGAAAACGAAAAACGAGTCGATGAAATCGACGCGGGTCGATCCGAAAAAGGCCGGGTCCGCAACTGGGGCGAGGGCCCCCGGCGTGTTGGCATTGCCTAGCTTGAACGTCCACCCGTTGGCCGTGCCGTCGACCAGCACGACGTCGTCCTGGTTGTCGACGATCGACACCGGGTTGCCGCTGTCCGAAATCGTGCCGAGGAGCACATGGCCGCTGGTCCCGGGCCCCCGCCAGTTGATGACCGAGGGGCCGATCACCGCGATGACGGTGCCGTCCGACGCGTCGTACAGGCCGCGCACCACGCCCGTGTAGATCCCGCCGAAATCGGACAGCACAGAGAGCCCCGGCGCCGGGTAGTGCGTCACTGGAAAGGGCGCGTCCTGCGGGTTCGGCTCGGCATAGAGGTTCGTGCAAACCTGCGCATTGGCGATCAGGCCGCGCGCGACATAGGCACCTTGTGTCAGAGCCAGCTGGGTCATCCCTGCTCCAACCGCTGCAGCCGCTCGAGCAGATGCGCCACCGTGGCCAGCGGGGCATATTCACGCCGGTTGGCGATCCGGTCGTGCCCCTCGGCGATCCGGCGCACCGCGCCCACCTCCTGGCGCAATCCGATCGCCTGCCCCAGGGCCGCGTCTGCGGTATGGGCAGAGCGCTCCTGCGCCCGCCGCAGGGCCCGGTGCTCGGCCGCCGTCGCCGCCTCGGGCTGCTGCTCGAGACGCGACAGGCGAAGATGCTGGTCATGGTGCATCCTCTCTGCGGCCGCCTGGGCTGCCTCGAGCCGCGCCACCGCGTCCTCCGTGACCCGCTGCAAGCCATCGAGCCGCAGCAGCACGCCGCCCAAAGATGCGAGCGGCGCATACTCGCGCTCGTTGCGCTGCCGCTCGTGCATCGCCAGCATCCCCTCGATCCGCTCGAGCCGCTCCTCGAGCCGGCCCAGCCGCATCTCGAGGCCGACCACGGCCGGGTCCGGCAACAGCGCCTGCGCCAGCGCCAGCTCGGCATCGTCGCGGAGCCTCGCGAAATTGCCGTTGAGCGCTTCGGCGGTGAGCTGAGTCCCCCGCTCCCAGACGGTCAGACCGTGGTCGGGGAGGTGCCCCACGGCATCAGGCCAGGGTCGTGCCGACCGGCACGCCCGCCGAGGTTTCGGGGTAGACAAACCCGCCGAGCGGGTTGCGCATCCGCGTCCCGGTGCCGATCAAGCTCGCCGGCATCTTTAAGGGCTGCAATGCGAAGTTCGTCATCCGCATCACGTTGAGGCTCGACCGCGCGAGCGCCTCGAGGTTTTCGTCGCGCGGCAACTTGTAGTTGGCGGCGGTGAGCAGGGCCAAATTGTACATCAGCGCGAGCTGCGTCTCGGTCGGCAATATCTCCTCGAGTTCTTGCGACTGCGCGCCCTCGCCGGCCATATCGATCGCCTGCTGCCACGCGAGATAGAGGTGGAACAGCGGCTGCACCGGGATCGGCCACACATACAGATTCGCCACCGGCACCAGCGGGTCGTAGTAGACCAATGCCGGCCAGGACTGCAGGTTTTTGAGGCTGATCTGGTCGTATTGCTGGCGCGATTCGAGCACCCGCATCGGGAAGTCGACCGGGTAGCTGTTCGGGCCCGAACCGACCTCCTGGCGCAGATAGCAGCTCTGGATATTCGCCGGCCGGAAATTGCCGTCCGTCAGTATGTCCGGGGCCGGCGTCGCGCCCGCCGGACCCACCGTGTAGATCGGCTTCCCCGGCACCATCGGCACCAGCACGTTGGCCAACCGGAACACCAGCCAGCGTTTCTGCCGCCACTGCTGGAGGAGCAGCTTGAGCATGACCTGGGCGTCGCTGAGATCCTGGGGCAGGGCGGTCTGCCCGACCCCGAGGATGCCTGAGGTGCGCAGAGCCAGCCCGATCAGCTCCGACACCAGCATGGGTTAGTACCCGCCTTTGTTCTGATCCTGGATCTTGCGGATGCCGCTGTTGATGCCGCCGCGCGAGGTTCCGGTCCGGCCATAGGTGCCACACGGGCTGGCCGGGCGGTCCATGTCCTGCGCCTGCGGCATGCCGGTGCGCCCCGGCCCGCCGTCATAGCCGCCGCCACCGCGCCGCTGCCGCTCCTTGCCTTCGCTGTACGGGTCTCGCTTGGTCGACACGCTGTAATCGCCGGTACGTCCTGCCATCATCGTCTCCTTCGTCCGATGCCGCGCTCGTCGAGCACCGATTCCAACACCTCTCGAATCATCAACGCCAGCGGATCGCCGCCGCTGAGAATCGGGGAGGCGGTAACCGCCGGCATCCGGTGGATGTCCTGCGGCACCGTCCCCCAGTCCTCACTGGCCAGCCGGTCGTGCTCCTCGGGCGTCGCCACGACGACACTGCGCCCGTCCGGGTGATAGAGCATCCGAGGGTAGTCGGCCCGCCCGGCATTCCCGGGCAACACCTCCGCTGCCATCAAGCGCCTCCTCTCGGCGGCATCAACAGGCGATCCTGCGGCCAGCCATAAGCGATACGTGAGAAGATCATCTTGCGCGAAAGTCCAAACAGTTCTGCAGCCTCTGTCACGCTCATCTTGCCCTCTGGCGTATCAATAAGACGTTGCGTCCGCCGATTACGCGCCTGCTCCTTTCGCGTTGTCCAAACACAGTTTCCCGGTTCATAGCCTTTGTCGTTATCCAGTCGTTCGATGGTCAGACCCGGCACCCACGTGGTGCCCATGTCGGCCCAGAAGTTTTCAAATTTCTGCCACCGCCTGCAAACCTTAATGCCCCTCTTCCCATAAAGATAATACCCGTCGTTCCTAGGGTTCCTGCACCGGCTTTTCATATAGATCCATGACCGATACGCCGGATGATGGGTCATGCCGTGTGACCGCGGCTGCTCCTTCTCCTCCCGCATGAGGCAGCCGCAACTCCTCGATCCCCCTCGCTTCAGGTCGCCCCCGAAAACCGCGCGCTCCGTCCCGCAATCGCAGACGCAATGCCAGTAGAGCATTTTGCCGACCTGATGCGAGAGCCCCTGCACGGTCCATCGGGAAAACCTCTTTCCGGTTAGGTCAATAATCTTTGCCACTTGCTATCTCCTCCTCCGAGGAGATAGCATAAGAATGGGCTTTTGTACTACGGTATGTCGGCGACCTTGACGACCCATTCCGGCCGCAGCAGCAGCGAGCCGAAAAGGATGTCGAGCCGCGTCACGAACTGGTCCGAGAGCACGGCATAATCGGTGACCATGCGCAGGCTGATCCCGTCGTAGGTCTCCCGCGCCGCCTCATGCACGCCGCGCGGCAGCTCGAGCTCTGCCGTCGCCAGGGTCACCGCCTCACTGTAGTACGCGAAATTGGAGCGGTAGGCCGCCCCGCTCGCGGTCGCAAAGACGATATTCGCCCCGGCGGCGGGCGAGACATCCACCGTCTGAAACGGCACCGGGGTGTTTGGCGCCGGGGTGGTCGCGAACGGTGTGATCGGCGGGTAGATCGACAGCGTCGTGGCGCCGGCACTGGCCGCCGCGGTCACGACAAACTGCTGCAGCGAGCCCGTGCTGGTCTTGGTCACCCGGTTGACCGCGCGCACCCCGGCGATCGTAAAGACGTCGCCAACCGCGACCGGACCGGCCAGGGCCGACACGGTCAGGGTTGAGCCGGTCTGGTTGGCGCCCGCCACGGTCGGGGCCGTCCCATAGGCGCCGGTCGTGTGCATGATCACGGTCTGATCCATGCCCCAGTCGAACCCGAGGGTGTCGACACTGATCGTGCCCCGCATGTACTGGTCCGAGATCTTGGCCTGCGGATTGAAAAGCCCCATCAGGCTCGTCACCGTGCGCGCCTGGGTCAGCGGATCCATGACGATGAATCGATCATTTCTTGGTGCGCCGGCACGATCGAGCAGGGCCCCAGCCGCGAGCCACGTCCCCGCGGTCGGGCTGATCATCGCGCCGCCCGTGTCGGTGTTGAGCACGAGATTCGACGCCTGCTCGATATTCGCCATGACCGCAACCGCGACACCGCCGGCCAGCGTATTGACCGCGGGCGCCAGGATTCGCGTGCTGTAATCGTCGAGGGAAAGCGATCGCTCGGCCGACGAAAAGCTAACGTCCACGCCCATTTGCGTGGCCAAAACCAACGTCGTGTTGCGTTCGTTGGTATTCTGCGGGCTGGCGGTCGGGCCGGTTCGCAGCGTGTAGTCGTTCGGCAATCTCACCCGCAGCTGGCTGCCAATCTTCGAACCCGACCGGCCAAATTCTTCGTCGAATTGCCGTCCGATTGTTCGCAAATACCAGTTGGAATTGCGGAAAAGGCGAAGCGCCTCCCGCGTGACCACGTCCAGGGTCAACAGTGTGTTCGCCACGGCGGAATACCCCCCGGCGGCCGGGCAGCCGCATGGGCGCGCCGGGCGCACAGAATTGAGAGAGATTTCCGCGCATTAGCCTGCGCAGTGGGCGCAGATCCGTTAAGCCAGGATCAGAACGGCGCATCCCCGATAGCCGGGGGAAGAACGGCGCATCCCCTTATCCCGGGGGAAGTTCGGCCCCGGCTCAATGCCAGAACCGAGCGTTTGTGTCAATTTGTGTTCGGTGTACCGAAATCGCGACAGTGCCGATACAGCAACACTGCAGGCACGCCGCCGCGCCCAATTTACCTTGATCAACTGGAAATTGTGTAACAGGCTGGCCGGCGCGAAACCGAGGGAGAAACGAAAAAGCCCCGCCGGGTAAGGGCAGGGCCTGATCGCACAAGGGCGGGCTCTTACGAACCCGTGAACGGGGAAAGATCGGCTGTGTTGCAACTCCGATCTTTGCCTCGTTCGCCCATAACGCGCAACAGCTATTTTTGCGCGGCAGGAAAACTGCGCCCTAGCGACAGGCCACGCGACCCGGCGGCCCCTCACAACCCAGAGGAGCCCCAGCCATGCAAGTCACGATCGACCTCGACGAATACCTAGCTCTCCTAGCCATGCGGACCCTGCGCGATCAGGCCGCCCCCTCGCTTGCGCCCTCAAACCCCTGGAGAAACCGCAATGAAAGTCACGATCAGCATCGAGCAGCTCAACGAATACCTAGCCCTGCCAGCCGACCAGCTGAAAGCAAAGCTGCAGGCCCTGCGCGATCGGGAGGCAAAGCTGCAGGCCGCCTCAAAATCGGAGAAGCCCCCATCATCAGCATCAAACAGCTCGACGAATACCTAGCTCTGCCGGCCCGCCAGCTGAAGGCGAAGCTGCGGGCATTGCGCGATCAGACCGCTCCCTCGCGTATACGCGTGCGCGCGTCTCTCTCTTCAGAAGATTCTAAAGATTCAGAGAGAGAGAAGGATGATCAGTTGCCGCGCGCGTGGCTCGAGGCGGCCGCGGCTGAGCGCGAGCGCGCCGGGCTGCCGCCGGTCAACCTGGATGTCGAGTACCGCAAGGCGGTGCACTGGTATGCCGACAAAGGCCGCGAGCTGCGGCTCGGCAGTTGGCTCGTGTGGGCGCTGCGAGCGTGGCTCGACCGGACGAATCAGCCGGTGTCAGATGGGGTGCACACCAGAACAGATGTTCGATTTGTTCGTTTTGTTCGGGTCGATCCTGCGGCGCCGGCCGCGGACGAGCGGCAGCAGCGGCAGGCGCGGGACTGGGTCAAGCGCGGCTTCTGGCTGCGCGACGGCAGCTGGGGACCGGCGCCGGATCAGCCGGGCTGCAGCCTGCCGCCGGGGCTGATCGCGTGGTGTTTGCGAGAGCGCGGACCAGCAGTGAAGGGGGGCAAGCATGTATAGCGTCAGGGCCGGGCGGGTCGTTGCCGCGGCACAATCGCGACATAACTCCGACATAACTCCGACAAACGCCAACCCGTTGGCAGCAAACGATAAAAAACCGCGACATAATCGCGACATAACAGCGGCAGAACCCCCAGAAATTTGTCCGCGCCCGCCGGGGCACGAGCTGGACTGGTCCGCTCCGCATCTGCCCACGCCGGGCTCCTGGGGGATCACGTCCGGCGGTTTGCCCGCGCAAACGGCCTCAGCGCAGGATTCGAGATCGCCGCTCGGTCCGGTCCCTCTCGCGGATAAATTCCGCCATCGACATCTTGTCGAGCGGCTTCGCGGCGCGGGCCGCATTGCCGCCGACCGGCCGCACCGGAGGCGGTGCACGGGTGACCGGCGCCGCCGCCCCGTTTCCTGCCGGTGCCTCGCCGCGGGACATGCGAGCAAATTCCATGGCCATGGCCATCGGCTCCAGGTTGAGAATGCGCGCCGCGTTGTCGAGATCGCCCGCCAGCTCGCGGTAGATCCGGTGCCCGTCCGGCAGCCGCGTCAGCGCCATCAGCGCATCCGGCCTCGCCCCATATCCGACCGCATTCAGCGCCGACACCGCGTCGGTCATGTCGCCATATTCGCTCTGGCCCTTCTCAAACAGCGTGTTGCAGTCGGCATTGAACCGGGCCGCAACAGCCTCCTCCCGAGCCTGCTGCAACCCCTGCTGCCGGGCCGCCTCGATCGGGTCGGGCTGGCCATATTGGACGTTTTGCTGGTTTTGCTGGGCCCGCTGCTGCGCCGCCAGTATCGCGGCATATTCGTCGCGCTGCCGCTGCGCCTCGTATTTCTCCCGGGTCAGCCGGTCGATGCGTTGCTGCTCGGGCGTCGGCGCCGCAGGCTTTTCCGCCGCCGGCTCCTCGGTCGTGGCCGCCGGCGGCTCTTCCGGCGGCTGCTGCGGTTCCGGCGGCGCCGCCTCCTCCGGTGCCGGCTTTTCCAGCGGCTCTTCCGCAACCGCGGCGTCGTAATTATCCAGCCGAATCCGGTCGCTCATCGTCAGCTCCGCTGGAACGGACCCGGCAGAGCGTCCTCGTGCTCGTCGGTCCACTCCTCGGGCATGTCCTCGCTGCCGTATTTAGCGTCGATGTAATTCTCGCGGGTCAGCGGGATCCGCGCGCCCATCATGGCGCGCAGGATCGGGTCCATTGCGGCCTCGGCCTTCCAGTCGATCTCAGGCATTTATCATCCCTCCGGTTTGCGGCGGCGGCCCCGCGGCCTGGGCGCCCCTCCACCATGCAGGGTCACGCACCCCGCCGGTTGCGTCGTGAATCGCGTCACGGCTCATATCGGCCGGCATAAAGCCAAAGCGAGAGGCAAACAGCGCATCTCGCGCCACCCGCCCGACATCGTGCAGCGGCTCCATCGACGTCTTGTCGATCTTTTTGTGTTCGTCGCGAAACATGTTTCTGATCGCCTCCCAGGTCACGCTCTGAATCTCGCGCGGCAAGTAGCGGCGGTTGTCCATCCGCGAGATCGTCTCCGCGGCGCGCCGGTAGGCGTCGGCATAGAGCCCGTAGAGTCCATGCACGCCCGAGACGTTACTGGTCGATCCCTCGCCGCCCAGGCCCTCGGCAACGGATTTATGGAACCCGCTCATCGGCCGCATCAGCCCGACATTGATGGCGTGCGTGTCGGCCGTGATGTCGTGCCCGTAATCCGGCGCGATGATGTTGTTGAAAAAATTCCTGACCTTGTGCATCTGACCCAACGACCGCGAGATGGTCGGCAGATGGTCGCCGCTGTCGGCCGCGGTCAGCGCATTGGCAACCGCCCCCAGGTCGCTCCATGCGAGCTTGGAGGGCTTGCCGTCCGCGTTGGTGGCCAGCTGCCGCTCGCCCGAGGGGGAGATGATGTCGTAGGTCGTGTTGGGGTTGTGCACCTCGTCATGCGCCCGCACAAACATGGCGCGCTGCAGCGGGTCCTTCAGATCCGAATATTTCTGGCCGGCGCGGATCGGCGCTATCCGCCCGGTCTCGTCGTCGACCCCGCCATGCAGACGCATCTCGAGGGCCGCCCGCGTCTTCGGCGTGCGCGCGTCGACATATTGCTGCATCCGCCCCAGCATCTCCGGGGTCACGGTCAGGTTGCGGTTGCCGCGCACCTTTAAGACCCGCGACGCCAGCTCGACGTTCTGGTCCCAGTCCTTTTGCGGCGAGAGGTTCGCAATGACGGCGGCGGCCTGCCGGTGGCTGATCCCGTGCTCCTCGGCCATGTCCCCGGCGAGCTTGTTCGCCCCCTTGTACCAATCGACCGCGAGCGGCACCCAAGGCCGATCTTTTACTTTGTTCCACATGTAGACGATGTTGTCGTGCGCGTTGTCGATGAAGTTACGCGACGCGTCCTCATCCGTTATTCCCGGATCAACGTGCCCGTAATACTTGCGGATGATCTCGGCATTCTTGCGGTGGCTGTCCTCCAACGCCTTTTGCTGCTTCGGATCGGTGACACTACCCGGCAGCATCGCAGCGTGACTGACCGTCAGGTCTGAGCGCTCGTGCGGGTCGTAGCCCAGCCCGACCGCGGTCGGAATCCGCGTCGAGACGCGATCCTTAAATCCCGCCGTCGAGCGCTCGGGCTCTATCATCGGTCCCCGTGGCATCGGCCCCCGTGGCATCGGCCCGGCCGGCGGCCCCGGCATCGGCCCCGGCGGCATCGCGGCCCTCGGCGCCCCGGCAATCCCGGGCGGCTGCTGCTGCAATAGCGGGTTGCCCATCGGCGGGCCCGCCTGGGGCATCAGCGCATTAGACAGCATCGATTTCCCCCGCCGCCTCGGCCAGCGCGTCCTCGAGCTTGCGCATCGCCCCCACCAGATGCTCGGTCGGCATCCGGTCGAGCAATTCGCGCGTCTCGCGCGCCGCGGCCATGTCCTCGAAATAGGTCGACATGCCCAGCCCGACCAGCGACAGCAGCGCCGCCGCCTCGGCCCGGCTCAGCACGACCGGCACGTCGTCAGGTCGGGTTTTCATTGCGATTGACCCGGCGGCGCGAGGCTGCGCGGGCCGCCCGCCCCCATCAGGTACTGCATGACCTCGTTGCGGCGCGAATTGACCAGCTGCTGGATCTGGGCCGGGCCGGTCAGGGCGTTGCTGTAGGGCCCCAGCCCGTGCATCTGCTGCGCGATCTGCTGCTGGTAGGCGGCCTGCTGCTGCAGGAACTGCCGCCACTGCTGCATCCACGGCATCACCGATTCCTGCGGCGGCGGCGCCCCCTGCAATTGCGGCCGCTGGGCCAGCGCGCCCGGGTCGGCATAGGTCGGCTGGATCGGCCGCGGCGCCGCCGGCGGCGGCAGCGTCATGCCCCGCGCCTGCGAGGGTCCGGCGATCGGCGGATAGGGCGAATTGACGAGCGGCATCAGGGTTTCGCCTGAGGCTGCTGCATAAACTGCGCCTGCCAGGGCGCCTGCGGCTGCTGCTGCGCTCCGCGCCCCTGCATCAGCGCCTGCATCAGGGCCTGCTGCTGCGGCCCCATCTGCTGGGCCAGTAACGGGTTGTTCTGGCCGGGCTGCGCCTGCTGCCCCTGGAGCTGCTGGATCTCCTGCAGTTTCACCAGGATCTGCTGCATGGCGCTCGGCTGCGGGTTTTGCAGCTGCTGCATCAGCGCCTGCTGCGGCGAGAGACCCGGCGCCTGCCCCGGCAGCCCCGGCAGCCCCGGCAGCCCCTGCTGTTGGCCGCCGCGCGAAAGCAGGCTCACCAGGAACTGCAGCTGCTGCGGGTTCATCGATCCAATGTCGAACGGCATGGCTTACCCCCTCAGCGGATCGGCGCGCCGAAAACACCCCAGCCGAGGAGGCCGATCAGTATGAAAAACACCAGGGAAAACGGCCCAAATGGCTGCAGAACGGCCTGATTCCGCCAAAACCAGCCGCCCGAAAACACGATCGCGATGACGTACAGGATCCAAAACCAGATAGCTGCGGTCATGCTCAGCCCCCCTGCGGCAATCGTGGCGCGGCCAGTGGCGACAGCGCCGCGATCTGTCCGTTACCCATCCCCGGGATGTTGTCGCCAAAGCTCCCCGCCTGGGCAAATGGCGGTGCCTGGGTCGACGGCGCCAGCCCCTGCAATATCTGCCCCCGCTGGATCGCGTCCTGCAGCGCGATCTGCTGCACCGGGGCCATGCCGGCCTGCTGCATCGCGTCCTGCACCATCTGCATAATGAGGGCGCGCACCTCGGTGCCGTCGACATAGGCCCCATCGGTGCCCGCCATGCTCAGGAGCTTGCCCATGCGCTCGGTCGTGGCGCGGTACGATTCGATGTCCGTTTTCTCCGCGCCGACCTTCAGCCGCATCTCCGCAACCGCGAGTTTCTCCGCGAGGAGCGCGACATGCGCCTGGGAGCCGTTGAGCTGCTGCTGCAGTTGCTGTTCCTGCGGGCTCGGCCCCTGGCCCAGCACGTTGGGCGGCACCAGCCGCTGCAGCCGCTCGGCCAGTTCATCCGCCATCGGAAAATCCGCCGCTTTCATAAGCAAATCGCCCGCGACGTTGAGGAGCTGGGGCGCGGTCGTGGTGATCTGCAAGAGTGCGTCGAACGCCTGCTGACGCTTGGTGGCATACGCCGGCCCGACATCCGCCTGCACCTCGTAGCGACCCACCGTGGGGTTGAAAATGCGGATGACCGAGGTCGCCATCTGCTGCTGCGGGGTCGGCGTCGCGCTGCCGGCGAGCTGCTGCTGCGGGTTGGGGTTCTGCGCGGTCTGCAGCGGCTGCGGCTGGTTGGGATCGAGCTGGACGCGGTCGACGGTGCCGTCCGGCGCCATGATCTGCATGACGCGCGGGGTGTCGTAGACCAGCGGGATCAGGTCAAGCAGGATCCGCCCGGTGAAGCGGATCGCCACCGCGAGGTTGTCGATATAGTGATATGTCGCGTTGTCGCCTTGCCGTTGTCGCAACTGGATGGCGCGGCCGCTGGTCTCCTGCTGCGGCGAGGGCTGGCCCAGCGTCGGCTGATACTGGCCGCTCGCCATCATCAGCTCCTGCGAGCTTTGCTGCATGCCGGCCATATACGCTTGCGGCATCTGCGGCGGTTCCTGCCGGGTCGGCGCCGGCAGCGGCTGCCCCTGATCGTCGCGCGCGTTAAACGGCAATACCGAGTGATTTACGCTATTTGCGGTATCCCAATATTGCTGGAATGCTTCGATCGATTCAGCGGCCGCGATATACGGCGTCTTCGACTGCAGCGCGACCGATTCAACCGCCGAGGATGACCAGTAATTGTACATCCGCTGCGGGTCTTTAAGCGCCCGCACATGGCCCTTGCGCTCGAGGCGCCCCTCGATGATCGCTTCCTCGCCGATCACCCGCACCAGCGGGATGTAGCGGCCGGGCTCCTGGCGTTCGTCGACGATCTCGTCCCCGACGATCTTGAACCACTCGAGCCGCTCGCGCTCGACGGCGCGGCTCTGCACCGAGATGGCGCGCAGATCGGACAGCGTGGCACCGGCCGCCAGCTCGCTCTCCCGCACGGTCGAACCGTCCGGCAGCATGTGCAGGACGTCGTCCTCGACCACCTTGCGGTAGTACTCCGCGATCCTGACGTGATCCTCGTCGAGCCAGCCGCCGCCGACACTCGAGCCGGCCCAGGTCGCCTGCGGGACCCGGTCGGCATATTCGGGATATTTCTGCTCGAAATCATCCCGCGGCACGTCGTCGACGACAAACGCCCAGCGGGCATCGCTGCCGTCCAGCTCCTGGATGTCGGGGTCCATATAGATCGACATCGGGTCACGCACCCGCACGATGCGCAGACCCTGTTCGAAACCGGCCTCGTCCTCGTATTCCCGCACGATGCGCCACCAGCCGATGCCGGCATGCACCTGATGTTCGGTCGCGGTGTTGTAGGCCGTGGCAGCGTTGCTGACATATTCGATATGCCGGCAGATCCCCTCGAATATTTCAGCCGATGCTTTGGTCGCCTCATCGGATACTGGGGATATTCTTACCTGCGGCGCATTTTGCTTGGCATCATTGATAATCTGCAGGCAATGCTGGCGCGTTTTATTGATCGTCAGGCTCGGCCGGTCGCCGCGCTCGCTGTACATATTGTCCGGCCATTGCCAGTGGTTGTCGGCGTCGCCGTTGACAAACCGGACGTCGTCGATCGCCGACGATCGAAACGACGTCTCCCAGTCGATCACCCGCTGAAACCGCTCGCGGGCCTCGCGGGTGATGTCGGCGTCGGTTTCGGGCCGGTCGGCCGCTAGCTCGCGTTCACCGACCCGTGGCGCGGGGTCGCGGCGCGAGCGTGAGCCCGGCGAGCGCATCGCGTCATGCCGCCCGGCGGGCCGGCGGTGCTACCGGGGCGATCTCGGGAACAAACACCAGCGATACCTGCGGCACGGCTGAATCGCTGCTGGCGCGGACCCAGTTGCGGTACAGAAACCCGCCCGGCACCGGCAGCATCTCGAGGCGGTCGTGCGCGTCTGCGTAGATCGGCTGCCAATCCGCCATGGCCATTCTCCCGCGTTTCGCGGGTTTCTTAGCACTTTTTCGTGCGATTTTCGCGATTCGTTCGTGGTCCGTTGTCAAGCACGTCCTGAGGACGTTCGCGCACGTCCTGAGGACGTCCCGAGGACGTCAAGCAGTTTTAGGCTCGCCCCGACGCGATTTCCCGTTCGGACGCCGGCACCAGGGATTTGACAAACCTGACATGCTCGTCCAGCAGCTCTTGCCGCAATGCCGCGGTGGCTGCCGCATCGCCCGCCACGAAATGCCCGGCCAGAAATACCGACACCAGATCCGCCAACGCGCCGGCCTGCACTGCGGGGTGCTTACCCGCCAGCAGTGGTTTGATCCGCGCCGAAAGCGCCAGGCTCTGCTCGGCACACTGCGCCGCGTCCACTCAGCCCCGCTCCCTAAAGATCTGACCAGGACTTGGCCAGATAACCGGTGACAGGGGCGCGCCGCGTTCAGTGTGCGGGGCGTCCCGCTCGAGATAATCCTCGATCATGTGGACGATCGCCGCGCTGCGGCTCGGCACCACGCGCTGGGTGCGGCGCCATGCATCGATCCGCTCGACCAGCTCCGGTTCGACGCGGATGTCGAGGTGGGCGGTTTTGCGTTGCATCGACCCTTATGCCCGGCCGGATACCTCGGGCTGCCCCTCGAACCGCGCGATCATCTCGCGCATCAGCGTGACGACGTCGCGCCGGTCGGCGCCGTTGCTGATGTAGTTCCAGCGGCTGGAACCGCCGGGGGAGATTTCCTCGAACGGGAACACCATCAGCACGAAGCCGGTCTTGCGGCCGGGCCCGCCGATCTGCCCGTTGAACATCTCGTCGAGCGCCTGCGCCACCGCGGTCATTGTCTCGTGATATTCGGCCTCGATCGGCGCATCGCCCAGACGTTGGTGCGGCTGCTGTCGCCCGTAGTCGCGGCGGCGTTTGCTCTCGCCCATGGGGAACCTGCGCGCGGGATGGATGGTGTGGGGGACCCGAGCCTAACCACCCGACACGTCGGTGTAAAGTGGGTTTTTCGCCCGACAGATGTTCGTTTTGTTCGGTTTGTTCGGGTCATGCGGCCCGCAGCGCGAAAAACGCCGAAAACCGGCATTTTCAACCGGTTTTCGGCGGTATTTGCGGCAAAATCAGCTCTTTGGGGCGGCTCCGGGGGGCAATCCCTGATCGGGCCGCGGCGGCCGGCCGGCCGGCAAACCCTGATCCGGATGCGGCTGATGTTCCGGCAATCCGATGTCGACCGTCAGGCTGGGGTCGACGCAGATATAGCGCCAACCATAGCCGGGGATGCCGGCGACGACCCAGAAGGTGTTGCTCGGCAGACCCTGGTCGGGCCGCGGCGGCGGGCGCGGCAGGCCCTGGTCGGGTCGGGCCGGCGGGGCCGGCAGATCATGGCCGGGATGGCCGGGGCTCGGCCAGATCGTGCCGGGAGGCACGTCGGTGCCGGGCGGGATCGGCACAATAGGGTGCGCCACGGTCGGCGGCGGCCAGACCCCCGGCGGCGGCACCGGCAAGCTGTTATCGATCCCCGGTTGATGCCCCGGGAGTCCCTGGTCGGGGTGCCCGCCGACGTCGATACCGTAGTCCGGGTCGGCGCCGCCGGTCTGATGTACCCGGATCGGCGATCGGCTGACTGCTACATACGCCATTGATTCTCTCCTTGGTTGCTTGGGCGAAATATTCGTCCAAGGGACTCCGCGAGGCTCATTTGGTGATGCACTTGTCGAGGAGCTGCGTCACCGCCTCGATGCGCTTTGCGGTCGCCTCGGCGCGGGACGCGTCCTGATTGTCGAGATACCAGATCAGGCCGCCAAACAGCCCGACCAGCAGCAGCATGCCCGGCGGCAGCCCGGCCAGGACATTGCGCGCCACCTCGGACAGGGTGCCGGGGGCGCGATCGGTCATGAGATGCCCGCTTTCCACCACCCCATGAAACTTTCGGCGCAGCTGGGACAGAGGTCGAATTTCTCCGGCAGCGAGCCCTCGCGTATGCCGTTCACCGTCATCGACATCCAATGGGCCGGGGGGCCCGCCCGGCGCAGGCTCTCCTTCTCGGTGGCGCAGCGATCGCAGAGCCTGCGGGTATAGGTTTTGACAGCCATCAGTCGCTCACGCGCTCAGCCACATGATGAGGCCGATCGCCACGACGCCGAGAAACACCACGACGATCGAGGCCAGCCCCTCGAGCCAGTCGCGCAATTCGTCCGGCCCCATCAGCTGCGCATCCAGCCGGTCTGGCCGCGGCCGCGCTCGACGATCAGGCGGCGCGGCGGGCCCTGCTTGGTGCCGTAGGTCTTGCGGCCGGCCTCCTGCATCGCGACGCAGACGTATCGCAGCGCATCCGCGCCGTGCGACGCGAAATCGTGGCGCGGGTTGCGGCTGAACTGGCCGGTGGCGCTGTCGACGTCGTAGACGTAGTGCCGCAGCGACTGCAGGCCGTCCGCGGTCCGCTCCGCGTCGAACCAGAGGGTCGGGAACAGGGTGCGGACCGCGTTGATGCCGTCCGAAACGGAGAGGCGCGGGGTCAGGCGCACCCGCCAGCCGGCGGCTCGGG